GTAAAGAGAGCTGCTCGTTCAATTTCACTAATACCGTAGAAGGTAAAGTTAAAGGAACCATCATGATCAATACGAACATTTGTTCCAGCACTAGTATCTAGTACAAGCTTGACAGTACCAGCTCCTGTGGTGACATCAAAAACAGTGCACATTACATAGCACTTATTAGAACCTACTTTCCACCATTCCTTCAGAGAATGAGTATCGCCACCACGCTTCGGACGTGTGAGAAGCATTTCAGTACCAGTGTGCTTTTTAACGTCCTTAACACCAGTAAGAACCAGACTATCAGCCATTGTGTTTAGTTATCACTTTCTTCTATTTTAGTCCATTTAAGATTATCAACGCAGTTGTTAGTTTTACATCCATCAAGATGCTTAATCCTACTGCAGCCTTTAGCTTTACCAGGACTAGCAGCAGGCTGTTCCAAGAAAGCAAGTGCTACTAACTTATGAACTGTTGTAGTAATTGTCTGCTTACGTCCAATACGTTGCGTCAAATTGACTTGTGAATAACCATTTTTATTGACACGCTGTTTAAGGATACGTTCGATAACACCTTTCGTACTTTTAACGAGACCAGCTTCGTTTACGTAGTACTCAATGCAACATTCAAACCCTGGCAATGTATGGATAGGCTTCCAAATTTTGTCATTAATAAAATCCATACCATAAGATATTTGGGTACATAAACATAAGTATAACAACACACATTAATATCGTTATATGTGACCTGTCGAAGTCACTTATAAACCTTTTAGCTTACGGAGTATTAATCCATGTGGATTGATAATGACTTTCCGAAGCTCCTTGGTGCAGAACTTTACCGTCCTCATCCTGCCTACATCATTGAGATGGCAGTTGAGCCCGTAGTTGTACACGATTTCTCTAAGCAGCCTGGTCAGACCGTGCAGCTTGATCGTTACCGCTTCTGGGGTAAGCCTGGCACTAAGGAGTCCCGTGAGCGGACCGCCGACCAAACCCTTGGATCCGCCTCCGCACGCAACATCGTCAAGGACAAAGTGCTCGTTACTCTGCGTGAGTACACCGGCCCTGCTGATTCCCGCGATGCAACTCAGCCTTCCACCTTCAAGGTGGCTCGCGAGACCCTCATCACCGCTCAGCGCTTGCTGCTTGATACTGGCAACCTGAACGTTTTCCACCAATCCATTGGTTCACTCACGCTGCTCGATGACTATCGTCGTTGGCGCGATCGGGTGTTTGCTAACGAGCTGCTGAAAGCAGAAGCTTGTGGTCAATCATCTGCAGAGCAAGGTGGTTACTACCTCCCCGGTGGTAAAGCCAAAGATGACGGCGGTCTCGGAACCCTTGGCGTCACCTACGAAGCTGGTGAGTCTGCCAAGTTTGATGTTAAGACCGACCTCCTCGAAGTCGTTAAGGACATGCGTAAGCGCAACGTCCCTACCTTCGCTGATGGTTACTACCGTTGCATCGTGGACCCCACTGCAATGATGCACCTGCGTCAGAACAGCGACTTCCGCGAAATCGCACGTTACCCAGGCACGGGCATGGTTGATCCCATGAACCCAGGTCTGGCACCTAATGCCAACTTCTATAAAGGCATGGGTCCTGCATACGGACAAGCTGGCTTTGTTGCTGGTCAACCCGTGATGCCTACCGGATTCCTCTTTGAAGGCGTCCGCTGGTTCGAGTCCACCAACCTGCCTGAAACTTCCTACAACCTGGCAATTACTGACGAAGCTGCTACGGCTGCCGATTACGGCGCTGCTCAGTTGATCTTCTTCGGTCCTCAGGCTGTCGGCGTAGGTATTGGTGGTAACAACGCTCAAATCTTGTTGAACAACAACGATGACTTCTCTCGTTTCATCATCATGATCTGGAGCTTGTTCGCCGGTTTTGAAACCCTTAATAAGGATTTCATCACGGTTGGTTACTCTTTCGTATATTGATAGGAGTACTAACTATGTCTATTATTTTTCCCGGTAACTATGTAGCCCACCTGAACGCATATCGCGAACAGGGTGTTGTGGCTCTTCCAGGCGTTGAGTTCTACCGTGCCGTCGGCGCAGTTGTACTTAACCCCGACAATGATGGCGTCACTGACGTCAACGGTGTACTCGCCGCTGGTGACTACGCTGCTCAGGTTCTGTCTCCTGACCTCCGTCAAGATGACAAGCCCCGCAAGGACAAGCCTTTGGTTATCCCTGCTGGTTCCGTTGTGTACCGCACTGCTGTTTCCGCCCCTGGTGTGAAAGCTGACTCTGCTGGTGACACGGTCAAAGTGAAAGCTGCCACTGGACTGCCTACTTCAGTTCCTGTAACTGCTGAAGCTGACCTGTACTTCCCCGAAGAAGGCGCAACTTCTGCTCTCATCAGCATCCTCGACGGCACTGCCGTTGGTATTGATACTGCGATTGAGCTGACCACCGATGCAGACTTCACTGCTTCGTTGAACCCTTCTGCTGGTGCTTGCCGTAATTCACCTTCCGCTCTGATTGTGGAAGTCTGCTATTACCGCGCAGCCCCTGCTCCTGATGCTGAGGATGCTCACATTCCTTTCGCAACTGAAGCCGGACAAGGCTACTGATATCTATAAATCAGTAAACAAGAGAGCTCCTACGGGGGCTCTTTTTTTGTGCCTATAATAAAGAAAGTGTACCCCAAAGATATGGCTGACCACAAATTATTTCAAGATACAAAGACAGGTAAGCTCGTAGAGTTCATCAGTAAGCACGATAAAGAATTTGCAATGGTGCGTGATGCAGCAGGCAAAGTAACCTATTTAACACTTGAGCAGTTAGTACCTTATGAGCAAGGCAAAGGACGGCTAGCAAAAGTAGCAGCACCTGAACTGATTGTGCCTGAAGAGCAAGCACCAGACGCAGTAGTTCCAACAGAAGATATTCGTCTAAACCTTAATGCAGCACAGGCAGAACAAATCGCTAAGCGTCTGCCTGGTGTAGGTTTTGCTACTGCTAAAAAGATTGTTGAATTGCGAATGTCTCTCAGTGGTGAGCGGTTTGCAAACCTCAAGCAACTAGAGAACATCCCACGTGTGAACTGGGACCAACTAATTGAAGAAGACCTTATCTTCATTAGTTAAACTAGTTATAGTATTGCGTGAGATAAATGCTATCAGCACAAGAAGCATTAATGATGCAAGCTGCTTATGACGAGCAGGACCGCTTGCAAGCACAGAACACCGCTGGACTGCTCGGAGCAGCTGGTGGTGGACTGATGGGAGCAGCTGCAGGAACAGTTCCACATAAAATTGGTACAGCAGTAAATGCACTTAAAGGTTCTCCTGCTACTGGAATGCGTTCTATGCGTCCAGGCTTTCGTGCAGCTGGCGGACTAACAGGAGCAATCCTTGGTGGTGCATTAGGTGCAGGTATGGCTTCTATTATGAAGTCAGAAAGTCCTGCTGCTCGTCTCATGGGTAAGCTTCAAGCAGGTGGAGACATTGATGAGTATGACCGGATGCAGCTAGCTAATGAACTAGCAAGCATCTACAACAATCCTTCGAAGCTGGGTATGTAATGGAATTAGACGAGCATCTTAAATCAAAAGTTAGATATCACCTAGGCATTAACTCCGGTGCTCAAATCCCTGCTGGTGATAGAGCCCGTGTAGAAGAAGCAATGGCTTTAGTGCCAGATGAACTCTGGTATAACGAAATTGTTTATCACATCAAACGGTGTGACATTGCATGGAAAGCTAGTGCTGCTATTCCAGATGATTACTTTGACCCAGACGGTAGCCGTATCCTGAACCCTTCACGGCAAGAAGTGATTGCTGGTGATGTTCAACGAACGATTAATACATCAGACCCACTAAAAGGAGATGAATACTTCCGTGAAATCTATCTTCGCGAGGTGGATAGACTGGCTGAGACTTTGTATGTGCCTAATTATCGTCGTCCAGAGGTACGTCGTTATGCGTTTGAACGTGCGGGTTCTGAATTTATTTTGGCCGTCCCTGGACCTGCAGATACAGCAGTAGGCTCACGTATAGCACTCAGCACTATGTGGCGTTAAGTGTAGAATAGGCATAGGATATTTACTACAAAGTTATGACTCAGAAAATCACGATGGGTCGTGATAAGCGTCAAGATGCAATCGATGCAGAGAATGCTCGACGTCAAGCAGGGTCTAACCCGTTTGTACAAGGCATTGATGCTGTCATGGAAGAAGGTGTTGGTGGAGCAATTGCCGAATCACGTAATAGGTACGGCAATGTAAACATCATGCCTGCTGAAATGTTGCAAGGTAAAAACAGCAACTTCAGCCAAAAGGATGCTCCTGCAAATGCACCTCTAGAAGATTATCCGAATCAAACTGGTTCAGTAGATAATGAAGTATCAGCAACTCAGCGTCCTGAAGAAGACCCTGAGAGTTTTGAAACTGATGCACTAGACCGACGCATGCAGATGTATGCAAAAGCTGCAGGTAATGCAGATCAGAACTTGAACTCTAACAACCGAGGTATGTGATGGATAAACGAGAATCAAACGCACGGATGCTTGACCCCGATAGGTTTAAGATTGCTAAGGACATGGCTTACATGCCAGGTGGTCCGATGATGAATAACCCAATGAATGTCACCAACAATGCTCCACAACTAGGAAGCATGGATGGTGTTAACCAGTATCCATATGGTGATAGTGGAGTTGAAATGGATAGTCGCATGGGTGCAGTAGGACCTAGTGCTAACTCAGGTATGCCACAGAACTTGGTGCGTGGTACTGGCTTTAATGGTCAGCAGCCTTACAACACACAGCAACAGCCCTCAGGCGCAGCA